TTACCCATTGGCGCGGCTTAAGAGCTTATTTTTGAATTCACAATGGTCACGATATAACCATCTTGCTCGCCCGTGGATAACTTTGGCTTTAGGCAGGTCCCCGGACTTAATCCGGTCATAGATGAAGGTTTTACCGAAGCCAGTATCGGCCATGATGAATTTCAAATCAACCAGTGAATCAGGCTGTAGTTCGTGTTGCATGAGTGCTATCTCCGAATAGGGAATCGAACCTGCAAATCAGGCAATAAAAAAACCGCATTGATGCGGCGATGGTAGGTCTGGATATCTTGAGAAATGAACTGGCCTCATCGAGTGTGAGGCTGTGGTTAGTCCTTGCGTAACTCGCTAATTCTTCTGTAAGTCTCTGGTGCTTTGTTTCCGTGTATCTTCATTTCAGACTTCAACAGAGCAACGAGTGAATCCCATTCGTTGAGGATTCCTTTGAATGCCGGAACGCGCTTTGCAACCTTGTCGAATGAATCTCTGATTTCTGGAATCTGCTCAACAAGTGCAACGCATCGTCTGAAATCGGCTGCGTCATGTGGAGCACCGAAGCTATGACCATAGATATTCTTTTTCAGTCCACATGCGATTGAGGCAAGAGTTGCGCTACTGATGCCGACATCGCCAGTCGATTGCCATTTCAAAACCTTCATAGCCAAATCTGACATTTCTTGTCTCCATAAAACAAAACCCGCCGTAGCGAGTTCAGATAAAAGAAATCCCCGCGAGTGCGAGGATTGTTATTCATTGCCGATATTCACCTTTATCGCGAACACCTTTACCGGTTTATCGCCGAAGTGGGGATGTGTGATTGTCTTGATTTCATATCCGTCATACGGAACATCAATTCTGCGACTGAAGTCGTCGCGCTTCGGATATCCCTTTGTGATAATCAGGCGGTCATACTTACGGTTAACGAGGCGCTTATTCCAATAGTCATTACACAGGCGATACTCTTCCGTTTTCTCTCTGCGAATCATGGCATCGAAGTATTCACCTTTGACGGCAAGTTGTAGGTTAGCCATGGTTAACCTCCTGCGGAGTAGCCTTTACAAGCACTGGTGTAAATCCATCTTCATTAAGGTTATGAATATAGACTTCCGTTCTCCTGCGCTCTTCAGCGTTTAATATGGTTTCTGGATCATAAACCCATACTTTCATTCGACTATTCCATGAAGAAATCGCTTCAGATTTAGTTCGTTTTTCTGGTCCTTGGGCACCACATTTGCATGACACATAGCGCATTTTCCCTCTGATATTGAATGAGTATCCGATGTTAAGCACAGTGGAACCACAGAATGGGCAGCGATATAGATTCATAAATCATCCACCTTAGGCGCAGCTGAGACAGCAACATTCCAGAACTCAGAAAACATATTGTATGCACCAGATAGATTGGAAGTGGCATACCCTCCAAGCTCACTTCTAATCTGAACGGCTCTCATCATTTCCGGGGTTAACTCCTTCGGCACCATAACCCAACCATCCGGAGTTGCCGGATAGTTGCCGGGTTCTTTAATGTGCAAGCGAGGCTCACCATCTTTTGGCTCAGGCCACTGGCGCTCCATGTTGATCTTCAATTTATCTTCCATAGCAGCGGTAATTTCAGCATCGCTGATGCCAGCACGGCGCTGTGCATCCCACAACAGAAACTGCATATCAGCCCACTCGCTAAGATCGTCTGGTTCGGCTGCGGCTTCCAGAGCCTCTTTTGAGAGATGTTTCAGCGGACCAATGGGGCCAACGCAGCCAAATGTGGAGTCAGACCATTTGGCATGCTCGTGGCGAATCTGTTCGCGTTCCAGTGATGCCAGTGCAATTCGTGCCAGTTCCATTTGTTCGCCACGAGTAAGCCCGTTTTCAAGCGGATCTTTAATGAACAATTCAATACGTTCTTTGGTAATAGAATTCATGCTATTTCACCTTAATCTCAACATTTCGCAGCTTTAGCTCTACTGGCAGGTCTGACTTTCCGGTTAATGCCAATGCGAGATTTTCTGGAGTAATGAGAGCAGTTATTGTTTTCCCCATTGCCAGACGAATAATCATTCGTATCTCGCAATCGTCACATGCTCCAGGTCGAACAATTGATATTTGTCCATTCATCTCACTCTCCTTTGATGCGAATGCCAGCGGCGCGGATTGCATCGATGACCTCAGAAACTTTGTATGCCATTACCGTTTGGTAATCATCGTGAAAATCTGTTCGATGAAGCATGCTGCTACGTTCCGGGAGCAGTATTTCCCGCGCTTCCAGTTCTGCAATGCGCTTCTCTGCGGCTTCCAGCTTCTCGCGCATATCGTCAACGTACTCGACCAGAGAACCGCCAGCAGGAATTTCGCACTCCTCGACCAGTTGGAAGTAGATATCAGCTGCGGCCCGTGTGTTGCTATGCCTAGCGTCGCCCATCTCACCTTCACGAAGAGCATCGCGTTCGGCGGTAAGATTGGCTATTTTGCTGTCTTTGCCTTCCAGCTCAACGCGCAGCTTCCCTACCGTTAGCGCAATATCCTCGTTCTCCTGGTCGCGGGATTTGATGTATTGCTGGTTTCTTTCCCGTTCATCCAACAATGCCAGCGCGATATCTGGCGAAAAGTGCTTCATAAAATCGTTAAGCGCATTAATTCGCTGATCGAAAGGCATTACAGGTGCTTCACCAGCAATTTTTGTTTTTTCAGCGATTTCACGAAGCTTTTGATAATCAATCTTGCTCACTGGTTGCCTCCTTCTGCTTCACTAATAGCAATGCGCGAAGCAACGCCTTTCAGCAGTTTAGCGAGGTGTTCAGTCAGGTGGTCACAGTCGTGAAGTCTGCTGAACTTCGTCAGGCTATTACCAAGAGCAATAACGGCTTCCGCTGGGCATTCCAGCTGGAATGATTTTCTATAATCCTCGTACCACTGCTCAGCCTTGTAATCGTAATATTTCCCCATCAGATACCATGCCCCGAGACGAAACTGCATTTCGTAGCTGAATCCATTGCCGACTTCGCACTCAACGTCATCAACGGTGAACCAATCAAGTGAGTAGCGGAAACGCTTAATCTTCACAGTTTTTTTCGGCTCTCTTTTCATGACTGCACTCCTTTGCGAAGCTGGGCAGCAAAGTCACGGATAGTGTCATCAAGGTTTGGGCACAACAGATGGTCAGCAAACATCTCCACGCCCTGCGCCCGTACTTCAGCCAAGAAAGCGTCGGTGGCTGTGGTTTCGATATCGTTAAGTGCATCACTGAATCCACCACGCTCCATACCTAGCTCTGCTTCGTAATCGGCATCGAATGCAGCGTCTTTGCAGAACTTCTTCAGCGCCGCATTCTCCGCAGCCAGCGCCGCGCACTTGGCCTCCGCTTCAGCAAATTTACGCACCAGATATTCAGCGTTTGTTTCGTTAACCTTTAAATCTCGTGGAATGCATTTACCTTTCAGAAATCCATCCATCTCAATTAGTGTCATTTGTTTCATTTCTTCCCACTCCGCCACATCGCATTCAGATATTTGTTGTCATTAACAGAACCGAAACTCTTTCTCTTAAGCAATTCCTCTCTCGATGGCATTGGCTTTACGCGTTGTCGAATAATCATTTCTGCCGGAAGAATGCCGGGATTGTATGCAAGTCCTCTCATGGTAAATTCCTCAGTCATTACTGATAGCGCCATAGCGTGAGCGGTAATTACGCAGGCGCGGGTCAATTTCAGGGAAGTGGGTATATGTGGCTTTGCGGAATGGGCGGATTGATGTCTGGTAAATTCGCTCGCGTTCTTCTTTCTCTGCAAGCCATATACAGTGGCGAAATTCCTTTTCCTCTTTCGTTTCCTGCGGTAGAGACATTATCCGGTCGTAGTTTTTTCTGAATTTATCCAGCACCTCCGATACGGAATTGCCGGAACAGCGGCGCGGGTCATCCGCACCATACAGAGGCGCTGGCATAATGGAATCCTTATGTTGCTACTTTAGAAGGGAATTGAATCGTCGTATTCAGGATGATTTTGATGATTGCTACTTTGCTGCTGTTGGCTGTTTCCTGAAGTTGCAAATCCAATCTTTGCATTCAGTAATTCAAGAGTGATTGATTGACCATTTTGCCCCTGATAAACATCAACCCTGATGTTTTCTCCGGTAATTTCTACAATGCCACCTTCAACAAGAACACTACGGTAGTAATCAGCTTGCGCTCCAGGCTTGGCAAATACAACGGCGCTGTAGTTTGTCCATTCTTTCTTTTTTGTCTGGCGATCGTAATACTGAACGCCAGCACGGATGTTGAATCCGATATTTTCCCCGGCCTGAAACTCTCTTGCGGGCTTGTTTAGTCTTACAGTAATCGAATGTGCCATTAAGCAGCAGCTCCTTCTAATTCGTCTCGTCTGATGTTGTAAACGTCCTGCGCTTTGTGCTGCTCCGGTGTGCCTTCGAGCATCTTCCACGCTTTGGCGAACGCCTGTTTAAGCTCTTCCACGGTGTTTTTCTGCAATGCTGCGTCAGTGAATGCTTTTAGAACCTGTTCAGGTGTAGGTGATGGTTTTGATTGCTTTGCTGCTGCGTTCTGCTGATGTTTATGCTCGTCGGTATCTGCATCTTTCGCATCATCAATGCCGAACAAACCATTGAGGCAATACTTGCGTGCATAAGAGCTTGTGGCTCCCGTAACTTGTGCAGAATCCATTCCTTTCTTGCTTTCTTCCTCTCGTGCAAGAGCGGTTGCCGTATGACTGTTTTCGCCATCGGTAATAGTTGCCGTGGCTTTCACGTAATACCGATCACCAATCAACACAACTTCATCGCTGATTGATAAAAACAGACCATTCAGTAACGGCTTAACGCCTTCAAGAATATCTTCGCAGCTTCTGTATTTATATTTGCCGAATGAGTTGTACTGATTTTTTGGCGCGTTCAGATTCTCCTGAATAGCAGCCAGTCTTGCGTAAAATTCTTTGCTCATATGTTTGTTCTCAGAATGGACAAGGCCCAAGGAAATAACGCTGATTTAATACTTCGACTCGGGACAAATTAAGGCATACCCGCATTCCTTCGCGGTCGCCATTATGGCGATACCAGAGAGCTTTCTGCGTGTACATGCGTCTCTGTAACTTGCTCTCCTTCACTGTGGTTGCAAGTGACATGAATATCTCCTTCGTTACCGATTAATTCTTTCATCTGACGAATGAATTCTTCGTCTGACCAGTTATCTGTAAAACTCATTTCCTGCGATACCACGGAAGGTTGATAGCTGATTTCATCGCTTTATTTGCTTCAAGCCACATTTTGGAATCACCAATAAATCTGGCTATTACTGCTTTGTTTTGTGCCGCACGAAGCATCTGGTGATTGATGGCTATTTCATTGCGCATAACGCCTCCAGTTGTTTCTTTGCTGCTCTTATTAATTGTTTAACTCGGCGTGATAATTCAGATTCGTGCGGGTAGAAAGCGGACATGACGCCGCTACCCGCGAACTGAAAGTGCATCATGGGTAACTCCTTATATTTGATTGCATAACGAAAACGCCTCGAGTGAAGCGTTATTGGTATGCATATAAAAAGGCCCTCACACTGGAGGGCAAAGAAGATTTCCAATAATCAGAACAAGTCGGCTCCTGTTTAGTTACGAGCGACATTGCTCCGTGTATTCACTCGTTGGAATGAATACACAGTGCAGTGTTTATTCTGTTGTTTGTGCCAAAAATAAAGGCCGACTATGCGTCCTGAAATTACTTAACCAATGATGCTGCATATTCGATAAGGTAAAGTTTTGGAGCAAGCCAAATTTTCAGCCAGTCGAAATAATTGAAGAAAACAACAATAGAAGTAATCGCTATTCCTGATGTGACAAGTAGTGATGAAAGAACAATATCTGCATCATCTCCTTTATTCCATGCAAAAATCATCAGATAAACACACGCTATAATCACCAATACACAGATAGCCTGAATTCCAGCTGATGATACGGCGTGCCACATCAAAAGCTGATGGATGACATCAGGAATCTGTGCCTGGCTAAATGAAACAGCCGCGTCTATTCCATTGCTGGCTTTTTGCAGTAGTTCTACGAGAATCTTGTTTGCTTGTTCTTCCATATATCACCTTGATTGTAATAAGCATGAAATTATTTACGGCTAAAAAATAAAGACCACCATCAGGCAGCCTTGTTGTAAATGTTGCAGGTATCAAGTAAGTAATTAGATGGAGCGCCATAAATTATGAATTCATCGTTTGTCGGATCCATCTCCATCTCTTGGCCTATTGCCATTCTTGCGTCAGTGTCGTCAGCGGCGAAGCATAAAACAGCCCACGCACCCATTGTTTTAAAAAGAACTGCAATTGGCTGTTGTTTTACTGAATTTGCGTTAGCGCGAAAATCACAAATCGCACTTTCATGAAATTCCATATATCACCTCAAATAAGTGGTTTGCTGCCAAAACAATGAACCATCCGGAAATTCCAGATAGTTCATAATTCACTCTTCAATACTTCCAACTTACTAATCGCCGATAGATATCCGCGCTGATATGGCATCATCATTCCTTCGAGCTTGCCACTTCTTAACTCCTCCCTGAGCAATTGTATTGCTTGATCAATAACCTCTGCCTTAGCGTCCTTTATGGCTTGCTTGCGGGGCTTTGCTTTCTGCTTTGGCAGATTTCTCAAGCATGATGGAATGTATGTCTGATTCATCACTTACCTCGCCGTCAGTTGTTTTGATTTCCGGTATCCTGCCGCGTAAATGGCTACGTTTGGCAGGCAAATACTTCCACTGCGTTCATCTTCTTCCTTACAGCGAAGGCTTCCGAGTGATGCTGCTTTATCTGCTCTGACGCAACCAGAGAGCTTTAGCGCAATTTTTCGCGTCAGTCGCTGCTCTTGCATTGCCTGTTCACGTTGAGCCTGTCTGCGTGCTCTGCGGCGATTTCTGGCGTTATCGTCAGCCAGATATGTAATGACTACTGTCATGTTGACCTCCGATGAAACAACTTTGGAATTGATAGTGATTGCAAAGTGGTTTCTGGCCCCTCGAACTGAGGGGCAGAAAGAGCATCTCGCCACCTAATAGGTCAATGCTCGGATCGAGAGATTTAATTAACCTCGGTTTTGAAGTTATGCATTCACATAAATCCTCCTGTTGCATGTGCAGCATTGGCTGTGTTTGGCGGCTGCATTTCGCCTATGGAATTGACTTTGGCGGTGACGCGCCGGGTGCTTATCTTCCGGTTGCCGTCGTGCAGCTGCACTTCACGTCACCCCAAAGCCAACTACTCTTTGGTTCCCGCATTTCGGCGGGACAATCCCATCAATGTTAAAGAGCCTGCCAATCTGTTCCGTTTGGCTACCAGCGTCCTGCTGATGGCTTAAATTTAAGATCTCTTTAATTAATGGTCAAGAGTATTTTTGAAGAAAACTTAAATTTTCTTTCGTAACTTAAGTTTGGCTTTGATTTTTAAAGGAAATAAAAAAAAGGGGCGAATGCCCCCTTATGGAAGGTTTGCTAGTTTTGCATCGACAACTACGCCGATGATTTTGCAGTTTCCGTTGATCTCGATCATCGGATATTGTGGGTTAAGTGGTTTTAGAAACTTCCTGCCTGCATCAATAACTAACTTCTTGAAAGTTGCCTCGTTTTCTCCTTCGAGCTTTGCAACTACCAGTTTCCCGTTACGCGGCTCTACTTCAGGATCGACGAGTATTATCATTCCTTCAGGGATACTGAGACCGGCCGGAGCCGTCATTGAGTCTCCCTTCACGTCCAACCAAAACGAATCTTCTGAACAGTCTACGGTTGTATCGTACCAGTTATCTATTGCACGCTTATGATATGGTTCTACAGCTTCCATCCAGCATCCTGCGCTCACCCAGCTAATCAGAGGGTATGACCCTCTTGGATCATGCCTACTGTGATAGGCAATGTTTGAAAGACTTTCCTCTCCTTTCATCAGATAGTCAGGGGAACACTTCAACGCATTAGCCAGGGCGAGAAGATTCTCTCCATTTGGCTCTGTCTCAGAGCGTTCCCACTGAGATATGGCAACATTAGACACGCCGACCATCTTTCCAAGTGCGGCCTGCCTGATCTTGAGTTCTTTTCTCCGAGCGCGAATGCGCTCTCCCATCAATTGAGTTTTCATAGTTAAGACATCTTAAATAAACTTGACTTAAGATTCCTTTAGTGGATAATTTAAGTGTTCTTTAATTTCGGAGCGAGTCTATGTACAAGAAAGATGTTATCGACCACTTCGGAACCCAGCGTGCTGTAGCTAAAGCGTTAGGCATTAGCGACGCAGCAGTCTCTCAGTGGAAGGAAGTCATCCCAGAGAAAGACGCCTATCGACTGGAAGTCGTTACAGCTGGCGCCCTGAAGTATCAAGAAAGCGCTTACCGCAAAGCGGCATAAGCAAATTGCTCTTTAACAGTCATGGTCCTCATTCCCGCCGAAATGCGGGAATACAACGCGCATAAGTTGATGCGCATAACTTCTTATTTGTTAAGGAAATACTTACATATGGAACTTACAAGTACTCGCAAGAAAGCGAATGCAATTACAAGCAACATCCTGAATCGAATTGCTGTACGTGGTCAGCGAAAGGTTGCCGACGCGTTAGGGATTAATGAATCGCAAATTTCGCGATGGAAAGACAGCTTTATCCCAAAGATGGCCATGCTTCTGGCTGTTCTTGAATGGGGTGTTGAAGACGAGGAGTTGGCGGAACTGGCTAAGAAAGTAGCCAGAATGCTGACAAAAGAAAAAGCCCCGAAGAACGGCGAATTCTTCGAGGCCTGATGTAGAAAGACTGGATCAATCCACAGGAGTAATTATGACAAAACGTCGTAAGAAATACCAGGAAAAAGAAGAGATTCGACACCCTGATTCACCTGAGGGATTAGTGGTAGCCGCAGCAAATAACAGGGCGTTCGCAGAGCGCCTTGTTGGTGTTTACAGACTAGCCAAAGCAGGAGTGAAACATGGGCGTCGTTAAGTTAGCTGATTACAGGCATAACCCTGTACAACATCAGGAGGCATCCAGTATGGGGTATGTCTCTATACACCGCCAGTTTATGGACAGCAGGCTCTATAAGGACTCTCAGGCAGTACATCTTTGGCTTCACTTAATCCTCAAGGCTAATCACGAATCTACTGTCGTCAATACGGATATCGGGCCGATAACTGTTGATCGCGGTCAGATGATAACTGGACGCCCGTCGCTGGTCAGAGAAACATTCATCCCCGACAACAAAGTTCGGAGCTTATTACGGACTTTTGAGTCGAAAGGTATGCTTAATATTTGCTCGATGGGGAAGAAATTTAGCCTGTTTACAATCGTTAAATATGACGATTTTCAGGCAAAAAATTGTCCAACGGTTGTCCAACGGTTGCCCAACGCAAACACCAGTAATGGCGCGGCTCTCAGCGGAGATTGTCCAACGGTTGTCCAACGGTTGTCCATAAACAATAATATAAATAATATCTCTAATACTGACGTATTAGAGAGTACCGCAGCAGACAAAAAGTCTGACAAGAAAAAACCTTCCGTTAGCTGTCAGGATGTTGTCGATGCTTACCACGAAATCCTTCCTGAAGCGCCAAAAATCCGCGCACTGAATGACAAGCGTAAAAACCAGATCCGAACGTTCTGGCGCAAAGCCGGAGTGATAACCCGCCAGCTTGACGGGCATGGGTTCACGATGCAGGACTGGAGAAATTATTTGAGCTACGTAGGCGAAAATTGCCGATGGATGTTCGAAGAGCGTCCAAACCATCAACGCGGAACCGTCTGGCACAAAAAGGGATTTGATTTCCTGCTTAACGATAATACCTACCTGAAAGTTCGTGAGGGTGAACACGATGACCGATAATTTTTATGCGCCGCCCCATAGCATCGAGGCAGAGCAGGCGGTGATTGGTGGATTGCTTCTGGATGATGACAGCAGTGAGCGCGTCCAGAAAGTCCTGGCGATGCTGAAGCCTGATTCATTTTACAGCCGACCACACAAAATCATTTTCGAAGAAATAACCAGAATGCACCGTGAGCAAAAGCCAGTAGATGGCCTGACGCTTTTCGATGAACTGGAGCGTAAATCGTTAACGGTGTCTGTTGGCGGTTTTGCTTATATCGCTGAGATCGCAAAGAACACGCCAAGCGCAGCAAACATCGTTGCCTATGCAATGCAGGTTCGTGAAACCGCAATGGAACGCTACGCCATCAACCGCATGACTGAAGCGACGGAATTGCTCTATTCCCGCAACGGAATGACTGCAACGCAGAAGTACGAAGCTATTCAGGCGATTTTCACGCAACTGACAGACCATGCAAAAACCGGATCGCGTCGCGGCCTTCGCTCATTTGGTGAGGTCATGGAAGACTGGGTTAGCGACCTTGAGAAGCGATTTGACCCGTCAGGCGAACAACGAGGAATGAGCACAGGGATCCCATCGCTGGACAGGATGCTGTCACCGAAAGGTCTGGTGAAAGGCTCTCTGTTTGTCATTGGCGCTCGCCCTAAGATGGGGAAAACGACGCTATACAGCCAGATGGCAATCAACTGCGCAGTGCATGAGAAAAAGCCCGCTCTGATGTTCAGCCTTGAAATGCCCGGTGACCAGATACTGGAAAAACTGGTAGGACAGAAGTCAGGTGTTAACCCGAATATTTTTTACCTTCCGGCGACAAATGACGCTGATGACGGCTATCAGGGTGATTACGATGGTGACTTCAACAGGGCGATCGAAACAGCCAATCGCTTGAGTGAAATCGACCTGCTTTACATTGACGACACGCCGGGATTATCTCTGGCTCAAATCGTCAGCGAAAGCCGTCGAATCAAGCGAGAAAAAGGATGTGTTGGCATGATTCTGGTCGATTACCTGACACTAATGACCGCTGAAAAGGCCGATCGCAACGACCTTGCTTACGGCATGATCACCAAAGGACTGAAGAACCTTGCCAAAGAGCTTGATTGCGTTGTTGTGCTTCTGACACAGCTTAACCGCGCACTGGAAAGCCGAACCAATAAACGCCCATTACCAAGTGACTCACGAGATACAGGGCAGATTGAACAGGATTGCGATTATTGGGTGGGGATCCATCGTGAAGGTGCTTTTGATGACAGTGTTCCACCTGGTGAAACCGAACTAATCCTTCGCCTCAATCGTCATGGCAATACCGGCACGGTGTATTGCATTCAGGCAAATGGCGCTATTTATGACACAGACCAACAGTCTGCTGAAATGCGCCGCCGTGAACGCGAGGAACCGCAGTCCAAGAAGAAAGGAGGATTCTGATGAATAAAAAACAATTAGCCATTCTCGAAAAGGCATGGGATGCACAAATATCATACGCTTTGAAAGAACAGGCACTACCAATAATCCAGACCAAATCGAAAATAGCCAGGCAGTTATGCGATGGCGGATTCCTGAACGAAGTTGAGATTACGCATCAGATGGTAACGTTCAAAGGGTATGAGATAAATCATCATGGTATAGCGGCGTATTGCTCCCATCTTCCTGATGACGTTGACATTGATGAAATGGAAAGGGAGATGAAGCAATGACCATCTACATCTCTGAGTTAATAACAGGCCTGCTGGTAATCGCAGGCCTTTTTATTTGGGGGAGAGTAAATCGTGGTTGAGTTAATTTTCTCTGCATTGAGGCTTCTCGGTGCTCTGTGGATGGTGGCGACGTTCATTGTGGTTGCTGTCTGTTTTGTCCGGTTGGTAGGCGAAGGTAAAGACCTGGCGGGTGTGCTTTTCGGTAGCATTCTCATGTGGGTGATTATCGGTGTTGCGCCTGTCGCTGTAGCAAAAATGGCGTGGTGTTTTGTGAGTTGAACTGAGGGTAATTATCGATGGACGAATCAAGAAAGCAGTTTGAGGAATACGTTGCCAAAAAATTGAGATTACCATTCGAGATGATAACCGAGGCAAGAAATGGTGATAGGTACTTCGCATTTTCAAGCATGGATATTCGTCACTCCTTAAATGAGTGGTGGACTTTATGGCAGGCATCGCGATCAGCTATTGAAATAACCGCGCCAAAGTTTATCGACAGCAGAGAAGCATTAGCCAAAGGGTTTACTGTTGATTATTCCAATGGCTTCGGCGATGGAATGGATGCTTATGAGGAAAACATCCGCGCCGTTGGAGTCAAAGTGAAGGAGTGACGATGAAGCAAACAATCTTCCTCCGTGGTAAACAACAACAGCAAGCCGCAATCAACGCCATCCTCGCAACACCACTCGATAAAGACAAGCCAGTTACCATCCGCATTACTGACTACAAGCGCAACCTTGACCAGAACGCAAAATTTCACGCGATGCTGGCGGATATCGCTCGTCAGGTTCAATGGTGCGGCAAATGGTTAAAACCGGAACAATGGAAGGTTTTGTTAATTAGCGGTCATGCAGTGGCAACAAAACAGGAAGCTGATGTTTTGCCCGGCCTTGAAGGTGAATACGTCAACATTCGCGAAAGCAGCGCACAGATGAGCGTGAAGCGCATGGCAAGCCTGATTGAGTACACGACAGCATGGGCTATTGGTCAGGGTGTCAGATTTACCGACAGGAGGTACGAATGAGACGACAGCGACGAAGTATCACCGACATCATCTGCGAAAACTGCAAATACCTTCCAACGAAGCGCTCCAGAAATAAACGCAAGCCAATCCCAAAAGAATCTGACGTAAAAACCTTCAACTACACGGCTCACCTGTGGGATATCCGGTGGCTAAGACATCGTGCGAGGAAATGACAATGGATTATTCACAGTTAAGTGATTTTGAAATTAACAAGCGAGTGGCAATTTGCTGTGGATTTGCTCCCGAAGATTGCGAAATCGCAAAGTTGGGAACATCAATCGTTGGTGTTGAGTGGGATGACGAAACTGGTTATGCAATAAAAACGGTTGATTACTGTAAAAGCCCATCAGACGCAGAGCCGATTATCGTAGAGAACAGAATTGGCATTATTCCAGCGCCAGAAAATGGATTATGGAAGGCAGCGCATAGAAAAGTTGGCAGTGATAGTACCCCATATCATATGACTCAAGATGAAAACCCACTCCGCGCTGCCATGATTGTCTTTCTCATGATGCAGGACGCCAATAATGCTTAGCCCATCCCAATCCATTTAATACCAGAAAGAAAGCGTCGAGCGGGCTTTAACGTGCGCTAACTGCGGTCAGAAGCTGCATGTGCTGGAAGTTCACGTGTGTGAGCACTGTTGCGCAGAACTTATGAGCGATCCGAATAGCTCAATGTACGAGGAAGAAGACGATGGCTAAACCAGCGCGAAGACGATGTAAAAACGATGAATGTCGGGAATGGTTTCACCCTGCATTCGCCAATCAGTGGTGGTGCTCTCCAGAGTGTGGAACCAAGATAGCACTCGAACGACGAAGCAAAGAACGCGAAAAATCGGAAAAGGCAGCAGAGAAGAAACGACGACGAGAGGAGCAGAAACAGAAAGATAAACTTAAGATTCGAAAACTCGCCTTAAAGCCCCGCAGTTACTGGATTAAACAAGCCCAACAAGCCGTAAACGCCTTCATCAGAGAAAGAGACCGCGACTTACCATGTATCTCGTGCGGAACGCTCACGTCTGCTCAGTGGGATGCCGGACATTACCGGACAACTGCTGCGGCACCTCAACTTCGGTTTGATGAACGCAATATTCACAAGCAATGCGTGGTGTGCAACCAGCACAAAAGCGGAAATCTCGTTCCGTATCGCGTCGAACTTATTAGCCGCATCGGGCAGGAAGCAGTAGACGAAATCGAATCAAACCATAACCGCCATCGCTGGACTGTCGAAGAGTGCAAGGCGATCAAGGCAGAGTACCAACAGAAACTCAAAGACCTGCGAAATAGCAGAAGTGAGGTCGCATGACGTTCTCAGTAAAAACCATTCCAGACATGCTCGTTGAAGCATACGGAAACCAGACAGAAGTAGCACGCAGACTGAAATGTAGTCGCGGTACGGTCAGAAAATACGTTGATGATAAAGACGGGAAAATGCACGCCATCGTCAACGACGTTCTTATGGTTCATCGCGGATGGAGTGAAAGAGATGCGCTATTACGAAAGAATTGATGGCAGCAAATACCGAAATATTTGGGTAGTTGGCGACCTGCACGGTTGCTACACGAACCTGATGAACAAACTGGATACGATTGGATTCGACACCAAAAAAGACCTGCTTATCTCGGTTGGCGATTTGGTTGATCGCGGTACAGAGAACGTCGAATGCCTGGAATTAATCACATTCCCCTGGTTCAGAGCTGTACGTGGTGTAGTGGCACACTGA